TACAAGACTTAGATGAAAAAATACAATATCTAAGAATCACAGTAGATTATTTACAAGATGTAGTCTCCCAAATAACTTGGAGACACCAAACAATTAAGAATATTATAGAATGGCGCAAGTTCATGGCAGGCTCGTAGTAGATAAAGCAGACGAAGTAAGTCTCTTTATTTCTACAGAAGATTCAATTAGAAAAGAACTTTCAGAGTTCTTTAAATTCAAAGTTCCCGGTGCAAGTTTCATACCTGCAGTTCGTAGAAGATTTTGGGACGGATATATTAGATTATTCAATCTTAATACAAACAAATTACCCTTAGGTTTATTCACATATCTAAAAGAATTTTGTGAAGAAAGAGAATATAGTATCGAAGGATATGAACCAGAAAAAGATATCTTTACAATAGAGAGATATGAAGAAATAGTTCAAGATATTCCTTTAGAACTTAGAGATTATCAAAAAGAGGCAATTGCATACGCCGCCCATAATCAAAAATGTATATTAGTATCTCCGACTGCTTCGGGTAAATCTTTAATGATATACAGTCTTATTAGATACAACTTCTTAAAAAAGAATAAGAAGGCATTAGTCATAGTCCCAACAACATCATTAGTAGAACAAATGACAAAAGATTTTCAAGATTACGGTTTCAAAGGAGACATCGCTAAGATATACGGTGGAGATAAAGGTGCAGATGCACCAATCGTAGTTACTACATGGCAATCAATGATGAGGATGCCTAAAGGATTTGGGAATCAGTTCGGTATGGTGATTGGTGACGAGGCTCATTTATTTCAAGCTAAATCACTATCAAAGATAATGGAATCATTAACAGAGGTTAAATACAAGATAGGAACTACAGGAACACTTCAAGAGACAAAGACACATAAACTACAACTTGAAGGTATGTTTGGACCAGCGTATTTCGTAACAACATCAAAAGACTTAATGGATGAAGGAACATTAGCCAATTTAAATATACAAGCTTTAGTATTATCGTATTGTGAAGAAGAAAGAAAATTAGTAAGTAAAATGACATATCAAGAAGAAATGGATTGGATTGTTAGAAATGAAAAAAGAAACAATTTTATTAGAAATTTAGTAAATGGTTTAGAAGGTAATTCATTGGTGTTATTTCAATATGTTGAAAAACACGGTAGACCACTATATAAAACATTTTCCGATTTATTTTCTAATGAAAAAAGTAAAAGAAAAGTTTTTTTCGTATTCGGTGGAACTGATGCGTTAGATAGAGAAAAAGTAAGAGAAATTGTTGAGAAGGAGAATAACGCCATTATAGTAGCGTCGTTTGGAACTTTCTCAACAGGTATTAACATAAAGAGACTACACAATGTTGTATTTGCGTCACCTAGTAAGAGTAGAATTCGTAATTTACAGTCTATAGGTAGGGGATTGAGAAAATCAGATGATAAAGATAGTGTTACTTTATATGATATAGCTGATGATCTTTCGTGGAAGAAAAACACCAATTATACCCTTAATCACTTTTCAGAAAGAATAAATATCTATAGTCAAGAGAATTTTAACTATGAAATACATTCAGTAAGGATACCAGCAAATGCCATTCACAAAAAATAACACTAAATATCAGTATATAAGATTAAAAAATGGACATGAAATATTTGCAATGGTGAGAGAGATAGACGATCAATTAGAAATACATTTACCAATGAATATCATGTGTAAACCCGCCATGTCCGGTGGTGTCACGATTCACCTCGGACCTTTTGTCCCATTTACTACAGATGATAAAATGTTAATCAATAATAGTGATGTTATTGTAAGAACAAGTATGACTGATCAGTTTATCGAATTTTATGACGAAGCTTGCACCACTTGGTTAAATATGAGAGAAAATGATACTATTGAGATAAAATCAGTAAAAGAAGATATGAAGCTTCAAAGAAAACAAATAACTAAAATGATAGAAGAAAGATTAGGAAGTATAACTAAAGAAGAAATGTGGGAAGATTATTATGATGAAGAAGAAGAATTCTTGGAACAAGAAATGTTACCTGGACCTAAAGAGACAATACATTGATCTCTTATATAATATATATTCTCTCTTTTGGCGAACTACATATTCATTTTACAGTATGAATTCAAATCTGTCAAGGGAAAATAGGAAAAAAACGCAAAATAATTTTAGGGCCTTGACTTATCAGCGTTTTATAGTATAATAGATATATGACTAGACAAAAAAGACAAACAAAAGAGTCGGTTCACTATGTAAACAACAAAGAGTTTACTGCGGCGATTATTAAACATAATCATGCTTGTAAAAAAGCCGTTGAAAAGGGTAAAGAAAAACCTAGAGTATCAGAATACATTGGAGAATGTATCTATAAGATTGCAACTAGACTTTCTACTAAACCAAATTTTATTAACTATTCTTATAGGGATGAAATGATATGCGACGGAATAGAAAACTGTTTACAGTATATAAACAACTTTAATGAAGAAAAGTCTCAAAACGCGTTTGCTTATGTTACACAAATTATATACTTCGCCTTTCTAAGAAGAATACACAAAGAGAAGAAACAGGCGGCAATAAAACAAAAGAGTATTCAACAAGCGGGTGTTTTGTTTGATACTTTTGATACATTAGATGGTGATTCAACAGGTATGAACAATTCTTATGTTGATTTCTTACAAGAGAACCAACGAGAGATAAATTATAAACCTAGAGGCTCAAAGAAAAAAGAATAATCTAGAGTCTTTTTATATTATGGAGGAAACATGGATATATCATATTCATTAAACACACTTTACTTTTTATTATCTGGCGTCTTAGTCATGTGGATGGCAGCTGGTTTCACAATGTTAGAAGCCGGGTCAGTTAGAAGTAAAAATGTAATCGAGATACTACTTAAAAATGTAGCCTTATACAGCGTCGCGTCGATAGGATTTTTAATATTCGGTTATGACATCATGTATGGTTGGAGTAGTATAGAAACACATTCTATTTACTCAGATTTCTTTTTCCAGGTAGTTTTTGTGGCGACAGCGATGTCTGTTGTTTCAGGAGCGGTTGCAGAGAGAAAGAAACTATATTCATTTTTAATATTTGCTGCTCTATTTACAACAGTTATATATCCAATACAGGGTGCATGGAGTTGGGGTGGTGGTTGGTTGAGTCAAAGAGGTTTCTTTGATTTTGCTGGTTCAGGTATTGTTCATATGGCAGGAGCTACAGCAGCTCTAGCTGGAGTATTAATACTAGGTCCAAGAAGAGGAAAATATTTAAAAGACGGAACACCAAAACCGATACATGGTTCTAATTCAGCTCAAGTTGCTTTAGGAACACTTATATTATGGATGGGTTGGTTTGGATTTAATGGTGGTTCTCAATTAGCGATTGACGGAATAGAAAATGCCAATGCAGTAGCCAAGATATTTGTTAACACGAATACTGCAGCAGCATCAGGACTATTAGCAGCGATGTTAGTTTCTAAATTCTGGTTAGGTAAGACAGCGTTGAATGCTACTTTAAACGGAGCTCTCGCTGGTTTAGTAGTTATTACAGCCGACCCACTTACACCACACCCATTGATGGCTATGTTATACGGACTTTTAGGAGGATTACTAATACCATTTTCAATGAGTTATATTGAGAAGAAAGGGATAGATGATCCTGTTGGAGCAATTAGTGTTCATGGTATAGCTGGTATATTAGGACTTATGTTAGTTCCTATATTAAATACAGAAGCTAGTTTTGTAGAACAAATTATAGGAACATTATCTATATTTACTTTTGTGTTTATTAGTTCATACATTTTGTGGTTAATATTAGACAAGACTATAGGTATTAGAGTTGGAGAACAAGAAGAAGTTGGTGGTTCAGATATGTGGGAAGCAGGAGAACAAGCTTATCCATATTTCATGAAAGGACACGGAGAAGAAAAATAAAATATGAAAATAGCTTTGCTTAACGACACGCATTGTGGTGTTCGTAATAACAACCAAATGTTTGCAGAGTATCAAGGGAGATTTTATAGAGAAGTCTTCTTTCCTTACTTAGACGAACACAATATCAAACATATTATACATCTAGGCGATTATTTTGATCGAAGACGAGATGTAAACTTTTATTCGCTTCATAAGAACTATGAACATTTCATAGAACCTATGATTGAAAGAGATATCACTATGGACTTAATCGTAGGTAATCATGATATCTATTTTAAATCAACAAATGATTTGAATAGTCCTGATTATCTTCTTAACTTTCCTAATGTAACTGTTTACAAGGATCCTATTACTAAAGATTATGATGGTTTAGAGATTGCGTTATTACCTTGGATTAATTCAGAAAACGAAGAAGAAGTCGAAGAATTTCTTCAACTAACAACAGCACCTTTTGTGATGTCACATTTAGAAGTAAATGGTGGTATGATGTCTCCAGGCCATTTTCACGGTGGAGGAACACCGTCTTCTTGGTTTGAAAGATTTGAACAAGTATTCTCTGGACACTTTCATCATAAATCAACATTAGGTAATATTAGATATTTTGGCTCTCAAATGGAATTCACATGGAATGACTTTGGCGACGATAAACATTTTCATGTCTTTGATACAGAGACAAGAGAGATAGAGGCTATTAAAAACCCTCTTAAAATGTTTCATAAAGTATTTTATGATGATACAGATGAAACACTAATGACTATTAAAAAGAAAGATTTTAGTCAATTAGAAAATACATTCGTAAAAGTTATTGTTACGAATAAAAATGAACCCTACTGGTTTGATGTTTTTGTTGAAGAACTTATCAAAGCAAATCCGGCTGATTTAAAAGTTGTAGAAGATCATAGTAACCTAGATGTTCTTAACGAAGATGAATTAGTTGGCGATGCCGAAGATACATTAACTATCTTGACAAAACACATTGACAGTTTAAATATAGACGGAGACAAAACTAAACTTGATACATTAATGAGGTCATTATATACAGAAAGTTTAGACATTTTAGTATGAGTATAAAAATAATACAATTAATAACAGGTGAAATGATAATAGCCGAGTTAAAAATGCAACATGAAATAGAGAACCCTTTATTCATTCATCAACAAGCAGTTGAAGGTCAAGGACCCAAAGTGAACTTGTATCCTTATAATATTCTTGGAGAAGGTAATATAAGACTTAATCCAGACAATATTGTATGGACAGTTGACCCGGAACAAAGATTACTTAATCAATATCAAGAAACATTTAGTAAAGTAATTACACCACCAACACCAAAGGTAGTTTAACATGGACAGATTAGTATACTCTGGTGTTTGGGCATCAGAGGGACATTATATCACATTTACTATAAATGATAATGATACAGTAACAATTCAAGAAGATTTAACGGCGGCCTTTAAATCTACTTCTACACATAAAATAGTTGATATAGATACGGCTATTGAATATCAAGAGAAACACATTAGATTAGGATATGATAAAATTTCATAAAGTAAAATATAAAAATTTTCTATCAACAGGTAATGAATTTACAGAGATAGATTTATCAAGAAAGAAAACTTCATTAATAATCGGTGCAAATGGCTCAGGTAAGTCTACATTACTTGATGCCTTGACCTTTGGATTATTTGGTAGAGCGTTTAGAAAGATACCAAAGACAGCATTAGTTAATTCTATTAATCAGAAACAGTTAGTAGTAGAAGTCGAATTTCAGATCGGTAGAAATAGATATCGTATTATGAGAAGTATCAAACCCAATAAGTTTGAGATATATCGAGACGGTAAACTACTACATCAAGACGCGTCTGTAAGAGACTACCAAGCGATTCTAGAACAACAAATACTAAAGTTGAACTACAAGTCATTTACTCAA